CGTGGGAGCATACAACGTCTACGATGATGGGTACACAGTAGGATCCACAGCCCGATGCAGTTGTGGAGTAGGACATTATGGTTACACAACCAGTTATTTCATAGACCGATGCCCGAATTGTGGTGGAAATCTGTATTTTGAGCAAGGAGCTTACAGTGGCCCGGCCTATACCTCACCAGAATTGGAAGAAAATAAAAAGGTCTCCAATGGTGTAAAGGTTTATGGGCCTGTTCATGGTGTGATATGGATTTCTGTGCTCAATGTGGAAAGGAACATATAATTGGAAGCCAGTATTGGCTTTACCCATCAGACCCACCCAAACCACCAGAACCAGTGGAAAAACAGGAACCCAAGCCAGAACCAACACATCTGGAAAAATTACAGAAAATTTATCTAGACGCCCATAGGAATGTTTCTGGCAATTTCAAACTCATAAGGTTTTTAACCTATGAGAACCCCCTCGGTGGTAGTGGATAAGATTTTTCCCCTGGAGCAAAAAATGGGTTTTTCAGGATGTCATTTAATCACCTACAAAAAAAAAAGACCGTTAGAATTAATATTCACTACCACCCATTTCTTTATTTCTTTTTTGTGGAGGTGTATAAAATTGAAATTGGAAAGTGATGATATTTTCAGTTTAACCTGTATATGCATTGCTTTACTCCTCGTTTTAATCATCTTATTCATTCAATAAAAAAAAAGTGTATTAGGAGGATTTAGTTTATGGATAAAAAATATCGAATAGTGAGTATATTCCTATTGGCAATGGCCGTGGGAGCAGTTATGATACAGGACCAGATAATAACTGCCATATTACCCTTTGTACCCCAAATATATCAGGAAGTCCTCAGAACCGTTCTTTTCCTCGTATTCCTGGGTGTTAGGGAAGTAGTTAAAGAATATGGTCAAAACATCCCTGAACAGGAAGTTGCCTAAAAAGAGTATGAGAGATAAGGGAGTTCATGAAACCGATAAACCTTAAACCAGCCATTATGGAAGTAGAGGAGAGGGATATTATCAGTGACTCATCATTGAAAGACAGAGTAACCAAACTCGAACGGAATGTGAAGAATATCCTCAAGGTGATCAGGGAGAAGCAGAGCCTGGGTTACTATGAGTGTGGTCAGAAGGAAACCCTGGAAAGAATTCAGAGTGACATGAAGAGCGGTAATAAGAGAATCCAGGAGGGTTTTGAGGGCCTGAAATCAGAAATCAATGAATTAAAGAAGAGTATAAGTAACCGTGAAATTGTTAATGGAAAGCAGGATAAGGACCTTGATAAATTAGAGTCGGTAATCACTACAATGACTGCGGAATTGATAGAGTTCAATAAAAGGCTGAGTAACATGGAAGGTAGTATGGGAGTTACCAAATGGTTCATGGGAGCGACCACGAGTGCAATAATATTCTATGTTGCATATATAGTGATTAAGGACTTTTTCCTATTAAAATAAGAATCATAATAACAAACAACACGAGAGGTAATACTTATGGCTTACAGTCCAGAAATAAAATCCTACGCCAAGGATATGTACCTACTTCCTAATGAAGATGGCACTGACAGGAAGTACAGCACACGACAAGTTTCCAACAAAATCCAACAAGACTTCAACATAAAGGTCCATCACAGCACAATAGCAGAATGGGCTAAAAAGGGTGAATGGGAGAAGTTATGGATTAAAGGTGTCAGGGCCGGATTCTTGGAGGCTGCGGAAAAAGAAAGTGAAGAGGACCGGCTTAAAGAGCAGACTCAGGAAGAAAAGATTAGGACTGCCATCACGAAGAGTGTTAGCAATCGTCGAATAAAAATTATACAGATGTTGGGAAAGGCAGACAGATACTACCTACCTGATGAGAAAAAACAGGAATTGTTGGAAAAAGGTGAATATATTCCGACAAATCCAACAGAGGCATTCAACCTCTGGCGGTACTGCATGGATGAACTGAAAGACATGGAGGACCGTGATGAGATCAAGGTGAATGTCACTGGTCAGATGGATCATGAGGTCAAACACCACTTTAATGATGAAGCATTCATGAAGAGGGAACTTGAATTTGCCAAGGAGTTATTAGAAAGACGAAGGGGAGGTCAGGGATAGTGTGGACCCCAATCAGGATCATGGACAATTGGGCCTGGTCAGATGGTCCATTTATGTGAATAATGGTGGATGGTATCTCAGGGACTTCGACATACTCATCATAGAATTATTGCAGTATGCCCTCCTTGGCCGAGTGTCCAAACTTTTATTCAGCCTTCCCAGACGGCATGGTAAGTCCGTCTTGATCAGTAAGAATTTTGTCAGTTACTTCATGGCCCATTATCCTTATGATGATGTCATACTCTCAAGTTACAATCAATACCTGGCCAGTGACTTTGGCCGAGCAGTCAAATACATCCTGGAGGAGCATGGAAAACTCAGCCCTTATAATGTTAAACTGAGTACAGATAGTAAGGCCAATAACAAATTCCACCTCAAAAAGCCCTACACAGGCCGAATGTTGGCCGTTGGTGCAAGTGGTGGAATTGTAGGGTGGGGTGCAGGATTATTCGTAATTGATGACCCAATCAAGAACAGTAAAGAGGCTAGGAGTCCAACAATCCAAAGGAATCTAAAGGAATGGATAATGGGAACAGCGAAGACCAGCCTTGAAACACGGGATAACGGCCTACCACCCATTATGCTGGTGACAGCCCAGCGACTGAACATCAATGACCTGCATGGGATAATCAAACAAAACGAACCCTATATCAGTGCTAAGGAAGCCCTGATGATCCTCAGAGGAGGAGGAACAATACCACCAGATGTATGGGTGGATGTGAATTTCCCGGCCATCTGTGAAGATCCTCAGGAGGACCTCCTGGGAAGACAGAAAGGCCAAGTGTTATGGAAGGAGCAGAGAGATTATGACTGGCTCATGGCCGAAAAAAAGGCAATGGGCAGTTTCCTTTTCAATGCTATTTATCAGGGTAATCCTCAGGAAATGGAGGGTTATACCTTTAAGCGGGAATGGTTCCTGGATGAGAAGGGAGAGCCATTACCACGAATATTAACTGACCGCCAATTCTTACCATCAGAGTATAATCAGGTCCGGTATTGGGACTTCGCAGCGAGTGGTGAGGAAGGAGATGCGGCTGCCGGTATTAAATCCACCTATCTTGATGACATTCTAATTTTCAATGGATTAGTGCATGGCAAGTTCACAGCAGATGAAATGCTGAATAAATATGTTTCCACAACCCGGAAGGACACCAAAAGAGTAATCAGCATAGTAGAACAGGAAAGTGGGAGTGGTACTAAACTTTTAATCCAGAGATTCAGGCAGGACCCACGACTGGAAGGTTACAATATCATTGCGGATAAGGTCAGCACAGGTAAACTGGACCGCAGTTTCGACCTGGAGGTCCTTGCAGAAACAGGCCGGATCAGGTTTAACAAGGCCACTATGACTATTGATGAGATTAAAAAGGCCGTGAATGAATTAATCCAATTCACAGGTACTGAGGGTGAGGAGGATAACATTGTGGACACTATGACTGGCAGTGCAAGGTATTGGATTAGTCGTGGCAAGAGTTCTGATTATCGGAGGAGTAAGAAGACCTACAAATTCAGTGGTAAAAAAGTTAAAAGGAGTATGAAGCATGGATTGGAATGACTATTTTCATCTGGGTGTTCCCATGAGGCTGGAGGCTAAAAGGGAGGATATTAAGAATATCAAGGACCTCATGGGAGGTCAGAGGAGTAAGAGAGTACCTTCCTATCATTGGATCAGGGATATGTTCCAGGGAAGTTATAATCCAGATGACCTGGATTACACTGATTATGACGAGATGCTCAAGGACCCACAGATAAAGGCTGCTGAACGACTGATAATTTACAGCCTCCTATCAAGGAAATTCAATGTAACACCGGCCAGTGAAGACCCAGAGGATGTGGAAATAGCGGACTTTGTACGGGAGAATCTCACTAACCTCAGGACACCCTTCCGACAGGTTAGGAAGGACCTTTACAGTGCCATTCCTTATGGTTTTGCAGTCAGTGAAGTGAATTACAAGTATAATGAGGATCAGGGCAGGATAACAATTGACACTATAAGGCCAATCCATATATCCACCATATTCCACGACTGTTTTGATTATGATGAGTATGGGGATGTGATCCAAGTAAATCAGAACATTGGAACGGAAGTTATCCCTATACCTGCCGAAAAATGTATTATCTTCGCCTTTGATGAAACCTTCGGAAATAAGTACGGGAAGAGTATACTGCAATCCTGTTATGATAACCATTTTATGAAACATCAAATCCTCATCTGGGCAGCAGTATTCCTGGAGAAGCATGAAGGACCCACAATAGTAGGTTATGAAAGTGAGGTTAGTGCGAGTAATGCTGATGAGATGCAAAGCAATATTGACAGCATCCATGAGGGCACAGCCGGATTCGTTGGAAAGGCTGGGGAAAAATATGAGATATTGGAATCACAGCATAGGGGAGAGGCCTTTATGCAGTTCATCAACTATCATGATACAATGATATTCAGGGCCTTTATGA